CCGGTATCATGACCAGTGGTTTTATTCCGAGGATATGGAGGACTGCCTGCGCCAGCGCGAAGCGTTCAAGGCGGCGGAAAAGCGGGGCAGGGTGGCTTCCTGTTATGTCCGGGGCTATGCGGAAGCATGGCTGAAGAGATCGCACCCGGATATTGCGCCGTCCACCATGCAGGGCCTGAAAATCCATTTGCGCCGCCTGGTGGATGCGGTCGGCGATCTCCCGGTTGCGGATGTCACGCCGTCCGACATCAAAAGCATATATTCTGAAAACTATTCCGGGCTGTCCGCTTCATACCTGAAAGGCGCGCGGCAGCTGTATACCGCTCTTTTTGACGCGGCGGTTGCCGACGGCCTGATTACATCGACCCCGGCCCGCGACCGGTCAGCGAAGCCGCACAGGGGGACAAAAGGCGGGCACAGATCCATCACGGCCCAGGAACGGGAATGGATCTTGACCCTGTGCACGGATCACCGCGCGCACCCGGTCGTTATGGCGATGCTGTATGCGGGCCTCCGTCCGCAGGAAGCAAAAGCCATGGACATAGATCGGGACATAGACTTTGACCGTGAAACCGTAACCGTCCGGCAGACGGCGCATACCGACCCGGAAAACGCCCAGAAATACGCCTATACGGACGAGGGAAAGACGGAGCGGGCGAACCGGTGTATTCCGCTTCTGCCGCCGCTGAAGTCCGCGTTAAAGGGCAAACACGGGCGTTTAATCGCGTCCGCGCATGGGGAAGCCGTCACAAAAACGAGCTGGCGCGTTGTCTGGGATTCCTACGTAGCATGCATGGAAACCGCCATAAACGGAATGCAGCGCAGATGGTACGGGCGGACAAAGGAACACAAGGCCATTCTGGCCGCCGGTGGAAGCCTGCCGCCCTGGATATCATTTGATGTCACCCCCTACGATTTGCGGCACAGCTTCGCGACCATGTGCCGGGATCTTCGCCCGCCTGTCGAACTTCATACCGTGATAAAGTGGATGGGCCATGCGGATGCAACCATGCTTTTGCGGATCTACGACAGCGTAACGGACGGACGCGAAGAAGGGGAGGCGGAACGCCTAAAAACTGCGTTTCGTAGTCAAAACGGTAGTCAAGAAAAAAATGAAGAAGCCACAACCGCCGTGGAATAACCGATCTGGGCATGTGCGGGCGTTTGCCTGTTAACCGAAGGGTTGTAGGTTCGAGCCCTACCTGGGGAGCATGAAGAAAACCCCTTGCCGTAAAAGGCGAGGGGCTTTTTTGTGTCTTCCGTCGGTGGCCAAAAAGTGTCAAAAAATAGCATATTCAATCGCAGTTTCGTAGTCAAAACGGTAGTCAGATTAAACGGGGTATTCGCTCATGTCGTATAGCGGCTCAAAATACTTCGCGGTAATGCCGCCCGCCTGAATATCTGCAAACTTGTGCGGAAGGGAAGCAAGATCTATCTGAAGCCATCCGCTATCGTCCGTATGAACAACAAAAGCCCAGGCCACGACGGCCGGTTCTCTTCCGAACCGAACAAACGGCATCAGCGTCCCATCTTCCCCGCATTCGACCAGAAAGAGCTTGCCCTTTTTAAGCTTCTGAGGTGGAATAATGTTGAACTCTTCTTCGCTTACCGTAGTTACGCAATCTTTGAAGGCGATTCCATAGCCTTCGCCCAGGTCAATACAAATGTGCATCATGATTCCTTCCCACCTGATTTATCTGTATTCGTCCCCCGCTCCGTTGAGCTTATACTGCGAAAAAACTGCGACTACTTCCGGCGTTATCATCCGGAACCCTATGCGCTTGGCCATTTCCACAACCAGCGCGTATCTTTTATCTTTCTCCGCGCTTTCATATTCCGTGAACAATTCACGGTTCGTCATCCGGCCCGGGTCTTGAAATTGTCTCATTCTTTCCCACCTTCCTTCCATTCGCGCAGCTTGCGCGCATTTTCCCGTTCAATTTCGATGTGAACCCGAATCTTTTCTTTGATGCTCATTGCCCTTGCATCCTCTCTTTCCCCGTGCCTTCTGTATGGCATCGGCTACGAGCGGCGGCGCGCGCCGCCCGTCTGCCGGTGTCATTCCTTACCATTCGTATTTTGCTCCCGTCCAGTACCCTAAGATTTCATAATATCCGACCTCGTCAGGATCGTCCTTGTGTCTGTTTTCTTCCGCCCATCTGATGCAGTCCGCCCAGGAAGGCCTCTGTACAAATACGCGGTGCAGCTGGCCATACCATCCGCCAAAGGGGCCTTTGATGGTGTGCGCGGCCTGCACCCAGCGGCCGTCCTTGTCCTTTCGCGTGTCCTGCTCAAATATAATCGGCCTTGTGCAAACCCCGTGCCAGTCATGGTCAAACCCGTTTTCCCTCAGAAAGATGCCTGACCATTCAATAACCCAGCCCTTTATCCCTTTTTTTTGCTCCTTCGGCGGAATCTCTGGGGTTTCATACTGATTCAGCATGTCAAATATGCTGATCTGGATCTCCATCGCCATCCTCCCCCATCGCCGGATCTGGTTCGCCATCATACTCCGGCGGCCGGTAATCGCCATCAAGGCCATAGGCATAAATGCTTATCTCCATCACAGATCCTTTCTGCCGGGGGGGGATTATCCGCCCCCGGTCGGCTGTCATGCGTCGCACAGATCAACCTCAAAGCACAACGAGCCATCTGTCACCAGGGATTCAATTTCAAACCGTCCGCGGAATTCAAATTCGTCATAGTTGAGAATCTGTTCGGCATCGCTTTTGAAGAACTCCCGCCGGATAAACTTTCGGAACGTTCCGTAATCCGTGAAGGTTCCGCCATCCCTTACATGCGCGGCCAGGATGCTTGCGAACCAGATTGCCTTTGGTCTTTCGTTCGTAATGGCGGCCAGCTCGTTGTAGGTTTCGACCTTCTTGAATGCTTCTTTCATTTTCATGCTCTTTTTCCGTCCTTTCTTCCTTGTCAGCTGTGTAGCTCTTCCGGAATCGCTTTCCGGGTCTTTATTGTAGCGTATAGGCTACAAAAAAGCAAGCAAAAGTTGCAAAATATTTCGCTGGCGGAAATAAAAAAGAACCCCCGGCATGAACCGGGGGCGTGTCTTAAGTAAACGGGGTTATTCCTTTGGCTGTGCTTCGGGAATGCCTGTGGCAAGTGCCATCAGGATAGCAATCACAAAACCCAGGCCGCCCGCCGACAAGGCGGCCAGCCAGTCAACGTCCTGCAGGACGATTGCGCCTGTGCCGATATACGCCAGCATGGATTCGGCGAAAGTGCGAACGGCCCGAATCAATGCGGCTTTCCAGAATTCCCATGTAAACATCATGAATCACCCTTTCACAATGTCATCAATGCGCCGGTGTGCGCTTTTTGCTGATGCTTCGATTTCGACTACCTTAGTTTTAAGTTCTCCGACATCTTTTTGAATTGCCCGGTTTTCGAGCTTGATTTCATCGATACTCTGCCGGATATACCGGACATCTGCGGTCATGGTCGCGCGTTCAGTAGCGGATGCGCTGGTATCATTGTTCTGCGTCCGCCGGAAGCTCAAGGCCGTGAACAGCAGGGCGCAAAAAGCAATAACAATCGATATAATGGTTTCCACCGCCAACACAATCACCCCCTTTCCGGTGTCAGGATTCCTTCAGGGTATTGCGATATTAACGCATCCGCTTGCGGTTTGGACAAGTGCGGTATTGTGACCGTGTAAAGCTGACTTTTTGTGTTGAAAATAAGGAACCGGGACAGCATCCACCCATTTCGGAATTTTGCGGTAATCTGTGACCATGTTTCGCCCTGGCTGTCTACCTGTATAAGCGTTCCGCATGGTATCTCCCAGTAAAGGTTGCAAGAAAGCGACGGTTTCGCCCGCATCTTGACGGGTTGCCCGTTTTCCGCGTAAACCGTGGCCGTTTCCGGTTCCGGATCTGGTTCCGGGGCCGGGCCGCCTTCCGTCACCCAGGGCAGCCTGCCCATGTAGCCCCATCCTTTCGCGGAGCTGTCCTGCTTCGCGGTGGGGCTTGTCATGTGTGTTATGCGGAACGGGTTCAGGCTGGTAACGGTTCCGATGTGCGTATAGTTGTTTTCATCCCCGTTATAGTCCGCGCCGCCGGGCCGGTATCTGTCCGGCAGCGGCATGGATGAATCATCCGGGGGACGGGTTTTTAAGACCACATCCCCCAGGCGGAGCTTATCCTTATCAAGCGGCGCAAGATCCAGGATGGTATACCGGGCCGCGTAGTTCGTGCCGCGCATGCCGTCCACCTCGCCAGCACCGGCACGCTTCAGACCTCCACGGCACATGCCGATGCAATCGCACAGGCCGTCCGATCCGTCATGCCCTTCCTTGTATCCGGGCTTCTCTTCATAGATGGCCAATATACCATCTATGTACTTTTCCACGCAAATTTTGCTCATTCGCCGCTATCTCCCCGTAGGCTCTTGAGAATCCGCTGGGCTATAAGTGCATGCCCTGCCGCGTTCGGATGCAGGCCGCTTCCCGTGCCGCCGTTGTAGTCACCCATGTAGGTTGCCATGTTATACTGATTGATGCCGCAAGATTCAACCTCAATGACAGAACAGTTCATGATAGGCGCAATCTCGCGAATTGCGGAATTAAATTCGTGCAACCATTGACCGCCCCTGTTTTCAAGGCTTCCCGGAACCGTATCACGTTCAAGGTTTGCAAGCGTGCAACAATACACCTTGGCAAGTGGGTAATTGGCATGTATCTTGTTCAGCATCATTGCATATGCTTTTCGGAAGTTGTCCCCGGTTGTTGGGATGTCTGCTTTTCCTGCCCATGTTCCAAGCGCAACTTCGTGCATATAGTCGTTCACGCCGCCGTAAATAACAATCACGTCAGGTGTGCCACGATCAGCAAGGTTCGCGGTTCGTGCCATGCACATGGAAGAAGTAGCCGTTGCCCCGCCAGTATTTGACACTTGCGACCCGCTCCACGCGTTAACGGTCGAAATATCGAAGCCCATTTCACGGGCAACGACACCCCACCACAAATATGCCGCTGTTGGAACGCCCCTGTTGCCCCACTCATAATATACGGCGTTCCCGTCCGGGATGAAGTTGCGATAGGTGGAAATGCTGTCACCCATGACAGATATCTTTTTCCCGGTTAGTTTGCGCCGCTGTATAGTCATGGTTGCACCCGTGCCCCACCCTGCCGCAAGCCGTGCACCTGCTACCGCAACTTTTACCG